AAACTGCAATCTAAAAAATCTTACAAATACTATATTTCCGGAATTTTGCTTAAAAGAAGCGTTGAAATTTACCGATTATTCAATATTCATCCGGTTGGTGGAGTTTCGCGATATCATTTTCCTTGCGTTAGAGCTGTAGCCATTCCCGAAACTAATATTGGAAATGTTTTATTTGGAAAAGTTTTACTTCATCCGAGTTTTTATAGTTATGCTAGTACGGGCTTAATGGTAGATTATAAATGGATGGCTCATGGGTCGACTACTCCTCAGCTAACTTTGAAATATTATGTGAGAGGTTGTGTACTTTTGTTAAATGAAAAAGAACATTACGACTTAAAAGAATATATTAAAGAACATTATCAAACTTGGGGAAAGATTCTGGAGCTGAATAGTCCTTCGCGATATCTCTCGATTAATAATCCCATCTTTCGTCCAAGACAACTAGAACATGCTAATTTCGAAAGTATATTAAAATATACTGATACGATTATTCCTTGTAAAAGTAAATATCAATATCTTCCCGATGATCTCAATTTTATGGAGAAATGGCAGAATTCCCAAAAAATATCTAAACACGGTTTTGATTTAGTTTTGAGATTTCGGTCTGGACACATTCAGCCCATTCGTTGGTGGAAAATTTTGGCTTACATTAGTCATATTCGAAAAACTAAAAAATGAAGTTGATATATTGTACTTTTTAATTTTTTCCGTATTTTACATTCTCTTTGCAATATTAATATTGTTGTTGAGGTAAAGTGATGGTTTGTCCATTAAAAATAACTCTCACGGAGTCTTTATCCAACATATCAGAAATTTTATATTCAGCCAATTGACTTTCGCCATTAAATATACTAAATTTTGAATCGTAAATATTATCAAGGTTTTGAGTGTCGTAATCATGACGATCAATACTCCAATTTTTCGCTTGAACAACCCCATCATACATTTGATCATAAACTGTATTTCCTAATACATCTCGAACACTCCAATTATATTTAGCTTGAAGGGCTGCTTGATCAACAGTGATCGGTTTAACATTAGAATTTTTATAAACATAATAAGCCCCGAAATCGTGATTTCGATAAGTATCAAAATTTTCCTGCTCTCCTCGCCATAACCATATAACAATAATTAAAATAATTAAAACAATTAAAAAAGCATAACCCCAATTCACTTTCATTTATATATATTTTAATTTAAATTTTATAAAATATATATTCTGCAAATTTATAAAATTCACATATAAAAAATATAAAAGTTTGTGTGTGAATTATATTTATAAATGTAATTTATAGTTATAATCCCCAACCAACAGTTATTTTAGGATCACCGGGAATAATATTATTACTAATCACTACATGTAATTTTTCGGCTTTCATTAATTTCATTATTTCTTCTGCGATTTTATCATAGTCATAAGTAAATGTGATTTTTTCATCTTTATTTTTTTTATCGGCTTTCTCAACTTGCTTTTCATTAAGTTTGCCAATAGGTTGGAATTTTTTAGTTTTATTTTTATCGGCTTTTTTGATATTTCGAGCTATTTTTTGAACTATCTTTTTGATCTGAAAAGTTGCGGATGTTTCTGTTTTAACTTTAGTAAATACTTCTAAATCCGAAACAATATCTTGATAAACCAATTTAACCATTTCTTCAGTTTTAACTTTCATTTGTTCCATGGTTGCCAAAGTATTTTTTTGTAATCTGTCAAGTAAAGTATTTCCATCAGTGGGAGTTTCCATTTCTTAAGTTTATCTAATTATATTTCGATAAAATATGTTTTTAAAATATATATTGGAAATATACGATTCAATTTTATTATTTTGAATATTTAAAATATAAATATTTAATAATAAATATACTAGATCAAAAATGTCAACCACGACACGTCAATATCATCAAAAAGAAAAAACCGTCAATGGTGAAAAATTAGTTCTGCGAAAAGCTTATGTTAAGGAAGGTTATGTCAGAAAAGCTTATACTCGTAAAGACGGTACTAAAGTTAAATCTACTAAAGTAGAATCTACTAAAGTTCCAGCAAGTTGGATTAAGAAAAGAGGGCTAACGCATGGTAAATATGGTCAAATTCCTATAAAAAATAATAGACATTTGCGAGAGTTCGGATATTCTTTTAGTAAAGATAGTGCTCAAAGACATATGGCTCTACGCAGAGCAGTTGATACTTATGGTAGAAATTGGGCGGTTAAAAGATTGACAGCCATCGCGAACATTCAGCCTAATTTACCAAAGTATGATAATTTAGTAATAAAAGCTCGCCGTGATGTAAAATATATTCAGAAAATTGCCCCAAGTAAAACTGCTCTCAAAAAAGCAAAAAGTTCAGGGCTGGAAATTAAAAATAGAAATAAAGTCAAAAAATAGAGTTAAAAAAAATAAAGATTATTAAGATTATAGTAAACCAATTTTATCAAATAACTTTATGGATAAATTAATTTAATTTTAATTCTTTTCGAAGATTATCAGCTTTTAATTTAACGATTTGTAATCTTAAGCTGGCAACCTCTTCTTGTAATTCATTATTTTTTATCAATAAATCAGAACATACTTCTTGTAATTTGAGAATTTCTTTTTTATTTTCAATTCCCTTCCATTTCATATCTTTCTTGGGTGATAAATAAAGTTCATAACAAGCACAACAATATTCATTGATCATAATATTTCCTTTGGTTTCTAAACGATGACTTACATACCAGCTAGTAACACCTGGTGGAAGAGTTTTGGCAACGAAATTATCGGGAACATAAGTTGGATCTTTGGAAGCACAGTAATTTCCCAGAAGATGATTTTTGCAAATGTGTCTTCCTTTAATAATTCCTTTGTAAACTCCATCTAAATAACCAAGCTGACCCGAAATATAAATAGGAACTTTAGTCTTAACTCGTAACTTTTTTGGCAGAAAATCACCTTCAACATTATCTTCCGGCGTAACATTTTCCCAAACATAATCTACTCTAACTCCATCAATATAAATATAATTTTCACCAATATCGACAAATAATTCGCGATTATTTTTTGTAACATTAATTTCACCGTTATTTGAAATATCAAAGACTATTAAAACGAAACAACCGCGACTATTTTTTCTGGAAAGACAGATTAACTTAGCTAAACATTTTTGACAATAATATGGAGCGAAGTTACCAAAATTTGCTGAATGAATAATTTTGTTTTTGTAGTTATTTCGGCATTCAAAACTTCGACAATAACCGATATGTTTTCCATTACGATCAAGGAATTCTTTTATTTTTTCGGGAAATATTTTTCCATCTTCTTCAAACAAAGCTCTATTTTTTTCAAGAGCTGAATTATCGAATTTAGAAGTTAATGCGGCGCGGATTAATAATTGTTCCTGTTCAATCTCATCAACAATTTTAATATCCATTCTTTTTAAGATTCTTTTTGGGATATTAAAAAATATAAATTCAATTTGTTCAAGCTTTTGGAATCATTCGTAATATTAACTTCTTGTGATGTGATTGTGAAAATATTTAAAGTTTTTCTCAATTTTGATAGAAAAGAAAACATATTTGATGGGATATTTTTTAATAGCTTGATTGAACATTTCGACTACTTTTTTAATAGGATTACTCCCCGTTTGACAGCCGAAATCTGTTAAAATTAGACAATTAAATCCTTTGTTTAGTGCCAATTTGAAAATGTTTTCTATTTTGTTTTGCATTTTTTCTTCTTCTGATTTATGATCATAAACATCTTCCATACCATTTTCTGTTTTAATAGAAATCAGCGCTGGTCTTTTGATAGGTGGTGACAAAACCAAAGAGAATTGTAAATGTTTCGGCAACATTTTGTTTTGTATATTTTTAAAGATGGTTATTTTGGGGCAATAAATCATTTCCAAATCCCGCAAAGGATAAGAAGATTCCTGAACAACCGCGCTAATATTTGTAAAACGATAGAAGTCACATTCGGTAGAAATTACTCCATGTTTGGCACTTTCTAAAGAGTACATTTCATTAGCATCAATCAAAACTAAGGGTTTGAAATTAGCTTTCAAAACTTGAAGAAGGGTAGTGATGGTATCTTCATTGAAAACTTTAATTATTTTTTTATCAATATCTTCTGATTCTGAGAATTCAACATTATCTAATTTGAGAGATTTTTCTTGAGGGTAATGATCGACTATTCTATATGTGTCTTTCCAAATAACTTTATTTTTTCTTTGCGTTTCCTCCATCTGACTTAATTTTATAGCAGGATTAAGTTGGTTAATTTGCTAAAATTAAATAAGTGTATTACAAATATGGCTTATCATTTTAATATTTAAAATTGAGTCTCCGACGATTAAATATCTAATTATTACTGTTTTATCATCTTCTATAACATATACTTTTTTACTTAGATTAATTTTAGCAAATTCTTGGTTATCGAAAAGAGCTTCCGCGATCAAAATTATAAATGGAGGACCTTTGATATACGTTAAACTTTGTTCCAAATCACTTGTTAAATAAATTCCATTACCATGAGCATTTCCATGAATCATCAATTTGGATTTAGAACAATTTTTCAAACCGTTTCGCAAAATAGAAAAATAATTTTCTGAATAAGATCCGTGATATAAAAGTTTACTTTGATGTGATTTTTTACGTTCCGCAAATTCATCATCTTTTTTATTTATTTTATATATTTTAATATCTGATTCTCTAAAAATTTCTTCCAAATCAAATAAACAACTCATCACAATAAATTTCAAAAATCGATAGTTTTCCTCACCGATTTCCTTAGCTAATTCTTGGTCATTTTTAATCAGCTTGTTAAAAACATTCGGCCACATATTTAAAAGTTTTTGACAACAAATTTGTACCCTATCAAAATCTCGCTCACCTTTGTCAATGAAACTAGTTGGGAAAGGAACCATGATGAAATTTTTCCTAGGAGAATCTACCGCACATTTCGCTAAATCTAACATAAGTTTGTACATCTGAGGATTAGCTGTAATTTTCCTGACAACATAATCACTGATAATCATATTTTCTATTTTTTGTTTGCATTCTATCTTTTTACAAATGGTCGGTTTATTTGAAACTTCTATTAAAATACTTTGACAAATATAACAAGTTGTAAATTTTACGGGAGTTTTTGCGGACATTTTATAGTTAATTACAAAAAATTGATTTATATTTCATATATAAATATAAAGAAAGATTGTCAAAGACTATCAAAAAAAGATGGAAAGTGAGTATATTAGTTTGAAGACTAAGGAGTTGGAGGCACTTTTGAATGAAAAGATACAAGGATTAGATAATTTTACAGAAAATATTCTTACTTTGGAAAAAGAAATTAGTGGTAGGATAGAAGAATTAAGTAAATTAAAATCAATCTTCGAAAATATTAAAATAGATAATTTGAAAATCAAAGAACAAATTGAACATCAGAAAAAGTTGGATCAAGAAAATTACAAAAAAGCGGCTGAAGAAAAAATCAAAAAAAGAAAGGAAGAAATAGTTCAGGAAATGATCGCTGGACTAAACAAGGAAGAAATGCAATTTCCGATGGCTGTGATGCATTTGATGAATACTGGAAAATATGAAAATATTGAGTTATTAATCAAATCTTCCATCATCAATTCCGAAATCGAAAGATTTGATCCGGAAAAAAATCCACAAGAACTTCTCGTTGATAACATCAAATCAAGTATTATTATGGAAGCTCGTGCGAGTAAAATCGACAATTTGTGTAAAGATGCTAATATTGAAATTGAAAACATTCTTGCCAAAGAAAACAAACACATTTGTCCTAATTTTTACGACACTTTCATCACTAATTCTTTTGATGTAACTTGTATCACTAAGAAAAAATGATTGTATCCTTCTCTTTTGCTATTTTTTCCTTCTCTTTTGCTATTTTTTCTATAGTTTCTTGATCTAGTTTGATTTCAGTGTAATTTACTTTGACACTTTCGATAGGAAATTTTTTTTCTTTGTAAATTTTGGAGCGGGTATTAAATTGTGTATTGAGAGTTGTGTTCATATCACGAATATCAATAATTTCTCTTTCAATCCCTATATCACCGCCCTTTCGCAAAATTCTACCAATTGTTTGCCGCATTTTATTTCGAATAGGATGTATGAAAATAATAGTGTCCATTCTTGGAAAACTATTTCCTTGCTTACCGTATTTATAAGTTGTGAAAATTACTCGAGCTGAATTTTTAGCTAACTTTTTCTCCTCATCTCGTGCTCCTCCCATAAATTTGACTAATTTAGTATCTTTTTCTTCTTTATTCCCTTTATTTTCATTCTTCTCTTCGTTTTCTTCGTTTTTATTTTCTCTCTCATTTTTTTCTTTTTCTTCTTTCTTCTCTTCTTTATTTTTTTTGGATTCTTCTGTTTTATCGATAAAGAAAGTGGACATTCGGTCTTTTAAGATTTCGTAAAGATCATCTAAAATATTGCGATGAACAGCGAAAACAAAAATATATCGTCCTTGTTGATATTTTTCCGTGATTTTATCGATAATTAATTTATTACGATAAGGATCTCTGGTAAATTGTTTATACATATCAGTTGCACTGGTCCAATTAGCTGAATTTTTGTAGCGAATAGTATATTCTGGGGGTCCGTAATATTTGATAACTTCTACTTTACCTTTCCATTCTAAAGTTTTAACTAAATCTGAAAATCCCGGTATTTCTACAGCTTTGATCACTTTACCAACATGTTTATAATAAACTACATCCATCCCACTTAAATTTTCATCAGGAGTGGCGGTCAGCCCTAATCCATAAGTAAAATTGGTTCTCCAAAAAATCTCGGAATAAGTTGCTGTGGGAAAATCGTGAATTTCGTCGTAGACTACTAATCCAAATCTTTTGAAATAATCATGTGACGAAATTGTTTTAATAACTTTTTTACCATCTTGAAAAACAGGAAATTTAAACTCATCTTTAATAGCACTTTTAATAGTCATAATTACCACATCTCCATCTTCTTTTTTTTTGGAATGATATTCTCCCAACTTCAAATTCTTGAGATAAAGATTCATAGGGTCATACCAACTTTCCAAATTGGAAATATTAGGAATAACAATCAAAGTTTTTTGTTTGAGTTTTTCAATAAGTGCTGCTGTATTATAAGATTTACCTTGACCTGTGTCAGCTACGAAAATACAACTGGCCGCACCCACTTTAACTTTTTCAGTTGTATAAACATTATTCATTAAATAATCTACACAAATTTGTTGATATTCTTCAATATCCACTAATGTTTCTTGAGGAAATTTTGTTGCAATACTTTCACCAATCTTAATACAATTTAAATAATTAATTTTGGTATCAATCTTTGCACTGGTCTTTGCATTGACGTTCTTATTTTTAGAGCCTTTGGTTTCGGCTAAATATGTTTGCTCGATAATTTCCTGGATCAAGGATTTAATTTTGGAGAATCTAGATACAGCCATGTAAATTTTTTCATTAACTGAGATAAATTTATACAAAAGCATTTTCTTAACATATGATCTTTTTCCAATGACATTAGTATGTGTCACGGTTAATTGGTTTTTAAGTTTAGCAATCCCACTTTCTCCAATAACTTTTCTAAGCTGATCAACATCTATAATAATTCCATTCCTCGAAACTAAACAATTAATTTCATCAGGCATTTTCTTTAAACTCCTTCTTGAGCTTTTTTAATAATTTCTTTTAATTCTACACTTGATATGCTATTTTGATATTCCTTAGAGATTATATTCTCAATTTGATTTTTGACGTGTTTTTCAAAATCTTCTAATTTCTTTTTTTCGTTTTCGGTTAATTCACCAGAATCTTTAGTATAAACTTCTTTAATATTATTTTTCTCAAGTTCATCTCGTAAAATAGAAGAAGCTTTTAGATAAGCTAAATTAGCGATTTCTTTAGTATCTTTTTCTGGTTCGTTTAATAGTGGATCCTTATCAAGTAAAGTTAAAGATGAGATCACTCGACCAACTCTACCATTAATACAAACTAAATGAGATTTATCGGGAAGATTATCTTGTTCTTGTGAATTGCCGGGAAATAGAAGATTCATCATAGCATCTACTAAATCACTCTTTTTTTGAAAACAGTCCACTAGTTGATCTATCAAAGCGATTTTCATAGCCTTCGAATTTTCTTGATTATCTGAGTGATTGATTCTTTCCCAAACTAAAACTAAAATCCAGGATTCTGAAATAGGATCTGCATTTGTTAGCTGAGCAATCGAAGAAATCGTATTATCTTTAGAAATTTCTTCTAAAACTTTTTGTACTTTCTTTTTACAAAGTTCATTTCGCGCATGAATATTTTCATCTGGATCGGCGGGGAAATATTCATTAGCAAAGGCCAGAATTTGTGCATTTACTTCATTAAATTTAGCTTTTTTAATATCATCTCTACTCAGCCCTGCCTCTTCTAATTCTTTAGCTTGAGATAAGGAAAAATAGTTGTTCAGCTCTACTAACCGATTATATTTTTTAGTTAAACTAGAGATTATTTGAGGATTATGAACATTTTGTGAATCATTGTCATGTTCTTGTAATTTTTCGAAATAGGAATCGGTTTTTTCTTTATCTTTGATAGGTTCCGGAGCAATTTTTTGTTTACGAAAGATTCTAATCCTAACACGATTAACTCTAGGATTAATGTTATCTGTTCGATTTGTTTCTATTTTTATAGGTGAAATCAAGTCCGCAACATCTAAGGGTGGAGCATCCTTAACTAATCTATAAGTAAAATAAAAGAGAAAAATAATTAAAATAACCAAAACAACTGCCAAGAAAATATTTCGGTGCATTTTTCAAAAGAAATATATTATGTTTTGATTACTTCTTTAGATTTAAAATATTACAAAAAGTCAAAATCAAAATCAAAAAAATATAAAATCAAAAAAAAATATAAAATCAAAATATATAAAAAGAAATACAAAATAAGAGAAAAATACGAAACAAATATTTAATTTTGATTGATCCAATCAGATTCTCTTTTGACAACTTCTTCTTCCTCGGGTGAAAAATCATTTTCTACTTTTAAGATCTGTCGCATTTCGGAAATGGATTTATCCTGAATAAGTTGAGCTATTTTATAACAACAGAAATTTTCTAGTGGAATAATACTTAAAAGATCACTTTGATGAGTTAATTCGATTAAATTACCATCGATATTATTCGTAAATTTTTCACACCAATCTTGAATTAAATTATCTTTATCGTATATTTGTGGTACATTTTCAAACATATTTTTATCTTTTTTGGACAAACTTAAATAATATTCTCCAAATTCTTTAATTCTTTGAAAAATTGTCAAACTAGTATGAATGTGTATTACTTCTCCTTCTTTAAAAACATTGGATAAATTTATAAATTCCAATGGTAATTGTTGAATAGAATTATCTTCCAGAGTTACTTTAATAGACATTTTTTTTGATGATAGTAAATTATCTATAATTTATAGATAATTTATAATTTTAATTTATAAAATTTTTCTTTCAATTTTTATATTATAAAATATCTCCATTTTATAAATAGTTTGATAAAAGAATTTGATTTGACAAATGCATCTTATAGTTATCATAATTTTACTACTTATTTTAACTCATTTATGGTTTCAACAATTTTTAGAAGATGTTCAAGAGGAAATTGTAATTTGGGGTTCGGCTTATGACGAATATCTGAAACTACTTCAACAATTTGGTAAACCCAAACCTATTAAAATGGAATCAGCTTCTGGAGTAATTTGGGAATTAAAAGATAATCTTTTTCGAAAAATTATTTTATTAAATTTGGAAAAAGAATCTTTAATTATTTTTATTAGAATTAAATTATTTGCGGGATATCAAAATATTCAAGTTACCAAAAAAGCTCAATATTTTCAACTTTCTCAAATGCATAAACTGATTCCTAAATTAAGTTATGCTTGTGGTGGAATGTCCTTTACTTCTGACACTTGGGAAAAATCTTTGTTATTATCCTTGCTTTTAACAAAAATTTCCACCTCAGAGCTTGATTTTGAGGAAATTAAAAAAGATCAAATGATCGAAAAATTAGCTGATCTTTGTCAAGATGGTTCAAAAAATAATAAATGTTATCAAATGTTACAAGATTATCATCACTGCAATTCCCATGCTCGTTCTTAAACACCGGATTGTGCATCTTTGATGAGATTGTCTAACATTTGCGGTTTGAGATCGGGATAATCTTGGCGAATAGTTTTCTCGATTTCTATTTTGAGATGGTCGTTGAAATCTTCTACTTTTTTACCTAATTCTTCGGATGGTGAATTAGTCTTACCATTATAAGCGTCGGCTACATCCGAGGGAATTTTTTTCAATTCATCCTGAATAATTTGATATGATTTGGAAAACACTTCATTTTTCAGAATTTCAGTAGTTCGGATAGGTTTAGCTATTTCTGTATCTTTATCCAATAACGTTAAAGATTGTAAAGCTCGATTGCAGCGACCATACATACAAACTTCATGATATTTTCCATAATTATCGACATCCATCGAATCAGCCATAGAATCAAAAAGAGCTGATTTTAAATCTTCTTTTTTCTCCTTATTTTCTGGACTATTAATCCTATTCCAAACATTTAGCAAAATTTGATCTTCAGTGGTTTCCAAGTTGGAATGTTCATTTCCTTCATTAAATTTACTGAATATTAGCAAAGCTCGATCACGATGTTCTTCAGACGGAAATTTATATTTAATCATTTCTTGACGAACATCTTCCAAAGATTCCGATTGTTCAACTCCTCCTGTTTCAACGTCTTTATTATTTTTTTCCACAATCATATCATAAATGGTTTTGGTATCATTGTTAACTTGAGAATCATGAACATTCTGTGGGTCATTAGTGATATCTTTTTCAGCATAATAAGTTTTTAGCGATTCGGTTTTAGGCTTGGGTTTGCTAGATTTTCCGCCCTCAGCTACTTTAACACGAGCTTCTCGAACAACATCTCGAATTCTGTGAAAATCTGGAACAAAAGTAGTGATTTCATCATTTTCCTCTCCATTTTGAATCAATTGATTAATGTAATCTTCGTAAAAATCTTCTGCTCGATTAATCATAAATTCTGGAGGTAATTCATTTATTCTAGTTTTTTTTGGTTTGTCCTTGATTCGGAGGGAAGTTTGGTTTTCGATAATATCTACAGGATTGCGAATAATTCGATTGAGAGTTCGATTGTAATAAGCTGCGGCATTTAATTTAGATTTCTTTTTGTCTTTTTCATCAACATCGGAATTATTAAATCTATATAAATCAGCGATCATAAATGAGTTTGCAGCAGCTTTTCCTGCTTGTTTTTTAGACAATAAACCTTCATTTTCTTGCTTATTATACATTTCTTCTTTTTTAAGAGCTTTCTTCATAGCTAATTTTGCTGTATCATCATTTTCATATCCCACAGTTTTCTCGTATAAATTAATGACATCGGTAAAATAATTGTCGTAAGTCTTTTTTCCGGAATTTAACATATCTTCATAGGTATCTCTAAAAGCACCCTCAGGCATTTGACCATTTTTGTATAAATGATGAATTACCCAAATTAAAACTATAAAAATAATAATCACCAATCCAAAAATAGTCCAAAAAGACATTTTATGTAAATATATTAAGTATTTGATTCTTTAATTTAGATAAAACGTTCATATACTTTTTTATAAAAATCATTATATCAAGTTTGTTTCATGATAAAAAGCCGAAACATAAACTTCAATGTACTTTTTGATCATTCAAGAAAATATCAATATTATATTTTGTTTGTAAAATACATGTTGTCGTAACCCGAAAACATAATTTATTGTTAGTTTTCTTCAAAATCTAAATTAGAATATTTTACAGAATATTCATCATTTAAATGATATGTTGTGGATGTAATCGTTCTATCGGATACATAATCATAAATTAAATTTGATAAAAGAACTAAAAAGTAACTTTTGATTTCAGGATTCATAACGATTTTAAACTCTTGCACTCCGATACCTTCCAATCCAAAAACGCTGGAAAAAAACTCTCCATTACAGTAAAAGTCAATAGTAGTTCGAGTAAAGCTATTATAAAATGCTTTATATTTAACTACATTATGAAAAATGACGGTATTGAGATGAGAATGATCGTGTTTGACAAAAATAATTTCGAAATCTATTGCGTTTTTTCGATAATAAAAATATTTTTGAATAATATTGTCAAAATAATAACTATAAATCTGAAGAGTTAAGATAAATTCTCCAGCTAAACTAAAAGTTTTTACAAATTTAGTATCTTTCCCATCAACATCAAGAAGACCAATTTTATATCCGGGTATTGAGTCAATTTTTAGACCTGAGATATTTTGGATGTATCTTTGAAAATATTTTTTATCTTTTAAAATTTGATTCAATTCTTTATTAACTTTTGATAAGACTTCTAATTCAATATTACTTAAAAAATCAAAAATTAAAGAAAATAAATCTGGAACTATATAAATATTTCTAAAGACGAACTGCATTTTATATTTATTATTCAAATAAAATTTTAGACGTTCATCATTTTAAGACCACTCGCTGTAGGGCTAATATATTTTCCTATATTAGCCTGAACTAAGACTTGATATATTAAAATAACTAAATCAAAAAGAAGTCTGTTATTATCTATTACGGATTCTGGTTCAACCCTAGGTTCTGTGATTGATGAAATAGAATAATCTATCAAATGAGATATATTAAAGGTTGAAAATCCGCTATAGGTGATTGTGGATCGATGTGAAACTATTCCAAATGGCCCACCTTCTATAACATAACCTTGAAATCTGATATTAATATATATTGGAGTTTCTTTTTGAAGAAAGGTAAAATCAACTGATCCTGTATCACCATCGATAAAACCTTTGAAATCCAATGACATGGGAGCATATCTGACTAATTTATAGTGAAAAGCTGATGATAAATCTTGGTAAGTATTTTTGATTCTGGAAATATAATTTTTTAATAACATAATATTTTTACTGTTATCAAATTTTGAGAGATTTTCATTAGAGTTTTTATCTTCGTTGATGGCGACGTTATATCCAGACATTGGAACAAATTTATAACCTAAATGAAATTTAAGATATTCTTCTTTAAATCCTAGGCCAAAATAAGAACCGAATTTTTTATTAACAAAAGACAAATTACAAATATCTACTGGTCTTAATTTCATAAAAATATTGATCATTAGGTCGTTGAGAAAAATATCATTGTCCAGTTCCATTATTCTGCAAGTTTTAAGAACAAAAATAATAATAAAAAATAAATCAAATTTTATTTAAGTAAATTAAGAATTCTGGAAATAATTTTAAAGTTATAATCATCTAAATCTAAACATTCTAAAATTATTATATCTAATTTTAGAATTAATTGAAATTTAAAATCATCTCCATCAGCATAATTCTCAAAAATTTTGGGATAATTTTCGATTGGTGGTTCGCTGATAATATCGGAAATTGAATAAATGATATAATTATCGAATTTAATATCAGCTTCGTAATGTATAGTTTTATTTAATGATTGATTAGAAATAAAAATATTATTAAACGAGATGGATATTTTTATCGGTTTATTGTTAAAATAAAAAATACATTCCAAAATCCCTTCTTCTTTTAAAATCGGATAATTTTTGTGACTAATCATTCGATAATAAAAGGATGGTTTTAATTGCTTATCTTCTTGAATTTCACAATTTACTAAAATTAAATCTTTTTTATTATTTTTGAATTTTTTAAACTTTTGAAACTTTCCGGCTATATCTAAAATTCCTATATAATATTCAGAGAGAGATGGAAATTCATAACCCAAATACCATTTCAAATATAATTCTTTAAACTCCGGATTGTTAAGAGCTGAATTTAACCCCCTGTAAGTTAATGTTAGATTGCGAAGTTCCCCATTATTTAACTCAATAAAGATCAAAAAGTTCAGATTTGGTATGAATAAAATATTTTTCAATAAATTCATTTTGTTTGATATATCATTTTTAAAAACAATTTTTCAAAAAAGTATTTTTATAATTTCCCAGTAGTTTTGTAATTTTCAAAAAGACTTTTAGTAAGTATTGCAAAATGATCAGTTTCGTGGTATAAAATCAAATAAATGATTAAAATAAATTCATCCGATAGAAAATTTTTCAATTCCATAAAATGTTCTATTTTGAATGGGTCAATTACTTCAATAATTTTACCACCATGATATATTTTATATGATATGATCGCTGATAATAATCCGCCGATAATAATACATAATTTATGTTGAATTATTTTTTCTGAATTAAAGAAACTAACACCTTTGATTTTATTATCGAAATAAATGTTTATTTCGTATGTTCTATCAAAACTAACAAACATAAAATAGTGACTACCAGATGAGCATTTCCATGTATCACTATTTATTTTTTCATCATATCCTCCCCAACTACCAAAACGATATAAAAAGAAAGGTTTGAAATCTTTGAAAGCATTTTTAATATCTACACAGCTAAATGCGGGGACAGTTAATTGTTTGAAATATTCTACTCCGAAATTTAAAACATCAAAAGTTATGACTTCATATTCATCATCTATATTTTCAACACCAGTATGTATTTTGATAAATCTTTCCATAAAATTTATCTCATCTTTTTCACGTCTATACACTCTACCATTTTTCCAAACATTATTTCTTTTATGTTCCGCATCTAATAATCCATAAAAGTATTTATTAGTGATCGACATATTATAAATAGTTTTTCGGTTGAAATGATCAAAAATCAATGGAAAAATATCTCTGGATTCAAAAACTTGCTGCATTGTGTCTTTTTATACTTATAATTATAAGTATAAAAAAGAAATCATTTTTTAAATTAATCCTCTTAAAATAGCTTCATATATGCTGCTTAAAGTATCATCTAATTCGACTAAGATTTCGTAAATAGTCATAATATAAGTTTTATCTAGGGGATTTTTCATAGCCGATCCGTGAAAAGAACCTGTTTTTTCGATTCTTCCGCTTGTATTTCTGTTTTTATAATCTAATATTTCCACAGAATTTTTATAAATCGTCGCAAAATGTCTAAGAATATTATCAGTTTCTCTTTCGACGTTGAGCATAGATATTTCATGTTTATATTCTATTTTAAATCTGATTGTCTTTCCACTTTTTTCCAAGAAGATTATTCTAGCAATATAGATATTTTTTGTAAAATCAAATCTTTTTTGATAATAGCAAATCGGCAAAATATATTGTGTCAGATCTTTAAAATTCCCCAGTTCATTACGATAATATACCATTTTTATAATCGGAAACTGAATAATGTTTCTAACCTTATCAGTTTTAAAATCCAAAACATAAACTTTATATTCCGGAAGATTTTTGACAATTCCTTCAGGAATCTCCAAGATTTTCATATTCTTATTATATATTTTCTTTAGCATCTCTTCGCCATTTAATTCAGATTCAAAATGAGTATTAACTAATGATAAATTATACAAATCTTTTCGTTCTAAGTATTCAATTATTATATGAAAGATGTCTTTGCATGCGAAAACATTGTTTCTTTGGTAAGTTGTTTCCTGTAATTTTTTTTGAATAGTATTAAATTTTTTTGGACATTTTTTGAGCGAATGATAATTATCTATCGCAAAGATCCGATGACTCAATTTTAAAATGGTTGCGATGATATTTTTTACGGAGGTTTCGTATGATTGATTTTTTCGAATAGACAAAGTTGCTGAAATATTTCGAAGATATTTTATCATTTTTCGATCATTAGCTCCGAGAAATTTTTCAATCTCTAAGTTCTCCCCGCTAAATAAAAGATAAATTTCTCCGAAGGTAAAATCATTATAATAGATTTTCTTTTCATCAAAAATAAATTCAGTAAATAT